GGTGTATAATCGAAGAGATGAAGTACGTAGATTTCGGGCTATCCGAGATTTAAACGAATAATTTTTAAATAAAGCTACTCTTCGGAGTGGCTTTTTATTTTGCCTTGGAGGTGGGTGATAGATATGGAAATACGAAAAGTACTAGTCAGTAGCATTAATCCGGCGCCGTACAACCCGCGTGTGAATTTGCAACCGGGAGATCCGGAATACGAAAAGCTAAAGCGTTCCATCGTAGAATTCGGTTATGTCGAGCCGCTGGTCTGGAACGAGCGCACCGGCAATCTGATCGGTGGCCACCAGCGATTCAAAATTCTACTTGAACAAGGCCATACAGAAATCGAAGTGTCTGTGGTTAATCTAGACGAAATACGCGAGAAGGCGCTGAACATCGCGCTGAATAAAATTAGTGGCCGATGGGATGAGGAGAACCTGGCTATCTTGCTGCAGGAGTTATCAGAGAGTGAAATTGGCATTGAGCTGACCGGCTTCGATGGTGAGGAACTGGAAGACCTTCTCTCAGCTTTGCCGGCCGATACAGAACCGGATGAGCCAGTTGTAGACGATGAATATGACGTGCAGGCTGCGTTGGATGCTATCAAAGAGCCGGAAACAAGGTATGGGGACGTATGGCGCTTGGGCAGGCATTTACTTGTCTGTGGCGATGCTACGAGTTTAGAAGATGTGCAGCGACTTATGCAGGGGAAGAAAGCCAATCTGGTTGTAACGGACCCACCGTATAACGTAGCCGTAGAAAGTGACTCAGAACGCTTGACTGCAGACGGCCGGGAATCAATTTTAAATGACGACATGTCTGATGAGGAGTTCATTACATTCCTGAATCAAATATTTGTGAACTACACCGCGATCATGGAACCGAACGCGGCGATTTATATTTTTCACCCGTCTTCGTACCAGCGAGAGTTTGAGAACGCGATGAATGCAGCTCGCATTGTTTCCCGGTCTCAGTGTATCTGGGTGAAGAATGCGCCGACCTTCGGCTGGGCGCAGTACCGGTACAAACACGAGCCGGTATTTTATGCGCACATCAAAGGGAAAGCACCAGCCTGGTATGGGGACCGGAAGCAAACGACGGTATGGAAGGCTGGATTGCCGGTTGAAATTCCCGAACCGGAAACCGTATGGGAAGTGTCGCGTGGCGATGTGACAAAGTATGTGCATCCGACACAGAAGCCGTTGGATTTGCTGGCCATTCCAATCGCCAATAGCAGCAAAAAAGGAGATATCGTTGTCGACTTCTTCGGCGGCAGCGGCTCAACGCTTATGACATGCGAACAGATGGGACGTGAATGCCGGACGCTTGAACTGGACCCGGTATTTTGTGATGTGATTAAACAGCGATTCTATGAAGCAACCGGCATTGAGCCGATACTCGTTTCTCGCATCGATGAAGTGGCATCACAGTAGAAAAAGCAAAAGGAGGACGCTGCGAACGCCCTCCTGATAAGCTGCCGGGTATCCCCGACGAAGGATAGCAGAACACCGTGGCCACGGAAGAGAAAGCTGCTATCCTGTTTCCATTTTACATGGAACTCGGGGGTATATTCAATGAAAAATGCAAACGAACGTTCTCTGTTTGATCATGGCTCAATAGGAACCTTGCAGGATAAGCTCAATCATCTGCGTAAGAAGCGAGAGCAGAAAGAGAAGTATGAGCGTATTATCAACGCTGGAATCGCCAAGTGGGTGAAAGATTTCCAAGACGGCCGGATCCAAATTAAAACGGTCGATGACTTGAAAAAGTTGATTGAAATCTCGCTGATTTTGCAACGAGACGATGATATAAAAATGTAATTCGGTATGGAGGTGGGTGATATGTAGTGAATTGGGAGGGAGTTAGAAAAGAGTTTGAAACAACGGATATCACGTTGACTGAACTCGCTAAAAAATACGGAATTAAAATAGGGACGCTAAAGAGTCGGAAAAGTCGAGAAGGGTGGTCCAAAAAGGGAGCCGATGAGGTTGCAACCGAACGGAAAAAGGATGCAACCAAAATGGAGAAGGTTGCAACCAATCGGGATGCAAAAAAAGTGGAATTTGCATCCTCTAATGTGAATTTGGAGGACGATTTAACTCCACAACAACAACGGTTTGTTGAGGAATTTCTGATTGACTTTAATCAGACGCAGGCAGCGATACGAGCTGGATATGAAGAAAAGTCTGCGCATGTCACAGCCAGTCGCCTGATAAGAAATGCTAAGGTACGCAAAAAAATCGCAGAGGGTATCCAAGACCTCCGTGAACGTTTCAAACAAGACAGCATGGCGGCCTATTTCGCATTATGGAAGCAAATCCATGAGATTGACCGGCAGCTTGCTAACCATGAAGAGGCTCAGAAGAAGCTGCAGGAGATAAAAGAAGAATACGTGCATGCCATGATTCACGGTCCAGAAGAGAAAGCCCTCCGACTTCGTTTAGAAATGAGCCTGTATTCTGAGCGAGTGATGCGTCATGGTAATTGGGTAAAGGCTCAGGAACTGCGCACAAGCATTTTGCAGGATATTCTTGATCGTGGTGGCTTTAAGCCGTTAGAACTTTTATCTGATGACCCAATTAAGATGGAACTGGCGTTGAACAAAGACCGCCGAGAAGAAGAAAAACTTGCTATCGAAAAAGAACGTCTGGCGCTTGAGAAAGCGAGAACCTACGGCAATGATGAGGACGAAGAGCTTGAGGATGACGGCCTAATGGAGCAGCTACAGAATACAGCGGGGGTGTGGGACGACTATGACGGCAGCAAGTAAAGCCTATCGCCCGATTCCGGTCCCGACTCGTGCCAAGCGCACGAAGAAAGGGAAGATAAAACCTGCTCCGTTTAAATGGGGGCCGTTGTCAAAGAAGCAAGTGCAGGTCATGACGTGGTGGATGCCGCATTCGCCAGTGAAAGACCGGGATGCCATTATCTGCGACGGGTCCGTGCGTTCCGGGAAAACGGTCTCAATGTCCTTTTCATTCGTTTTGTGGGCGATGGAGACGTTTGACGGCCAGAATTTTGGTATGGCGGGTAAAACGATCGGTGCGCTGCGCCGGAACGTGGTACAGCCGCTGAAACGCATCTTGAAAGCACGAAAAAGCTTCAAGGTAAAGGAGCGGCGCTCGCCGGATAATTATCTGGAGATTACCTACAAGGGACGTACCAATCTGTTTTACCTATTCAGCGGTAAGGATGAAGGCTCACAGGAGCTTATTCAGGGGATGACGCTGGCCGGCATGTTTTTTGATGAAGTCGCGCTTATGCCGCAGTCGTTCGTTGACCAGGCGACATCCCGTTGTTCCGTTACCGGCTCAAAATACTGGTTCAACTGTAATCCGGCCGGGCCGTTTCACTGGTTCAAAAAAGAGTGGCTGGACAATAAAAAGAAAAGCATTTTTCACCTTCACTTTACAATGGAGGACAACCTATCTTTGGACCCGAAGGTGAAAGAGCGCTACTACAGAATGTATTCCGGAGTGTTCTTCAAACGTTTTATCCTGGGTCTGTGGGTAATGGCCGAGGGCATTGTCTACGATATGTTCGAAGAAGACGTCCATATTGTGGATGAGCTTCCGGATACGTTTGACCGCCTATTTGTCGGCGGAGACTTTGGAATGGGAAATCCAACTACTTTTGTTTTGGTTGGACAAAAAGGACCCGATTTCTATGTTATCCGCGAATATTACCATGCTTCCGGCCAGAAGAAAGGCGAAGAGGAAGAAGCGGTCCAGGTTCGTCAGAAGACAGTTGGTCAGTATGCCCGGGATTTTCAGAGGTTCCTTGGGGAAGACCGGGTTGAAGTGGTGTATTTAGACCCGAGCGCTACGGCTTTAATTCGTGAGCTGCGCGCGATGGGATACAACAACATAAAAGCGGCCGATAACACGGTCACCGACGGCATTCAGCTGGTGCAGAATCTTCTGTCCGGACATGAGGGCCGTCTTTTTGTTCACCGGTCCTGTGTGAATCTGATTCGCGAGTTTTTCTCTTACGCTTGGGACCCGAAAGCACAGGCGCGCGGCGAGGACAAAGTGATCAAAGAGAATGACCACGCACTGGACGCACTTCGTTATGCGCTGTACAACATGTGGCACTTTATTCGGAAAACCCGCGCCAGAGAGCAACGGCTGCGCGGCGGGAGAGGGGGGACAATCATATGACGGTTGGATGGATACCATTCGCCAAAAGCGAAGAGAGCGTGGCTACAAGTGGCGAAAGCAAGCAGTTGCCTGATTTGTTTGCGAACGCCTACGACTTGCATGGCCTTATTCCATATCCGGAGGGTCAGGAACCGGCTAAGCTGCGCCAGTTGGTGAAGCAATCAAACACGCTGCCGCAATGCATCTTAGCTTATCGGCAGAATGTTACAGGGTTCGGCCGGGGACTGAAATATAAAGCTCAGGAGTCTGACGAAACAGCAACCGAGGAATGGGAACGAGCCGAAGAGATGCTCGACACGGTGGTGCTCGATAAGCCGCTTGAGACGTTTCTTGGTGAAATCATGGATGACCTGGATGAGTGCGGCAACGCCTACATCGAAGTGTCGCGGGAAGGCGGTCTGCCGGCTTTGTTCCGGATTGCACCGGATAATGTTCGCTGTACGCGTCTTGATAAGCAGGTGATGCTGGAATACAAGCGTCTATACAAAAACAATGTGAAGACGTATCGTCAGCGGCGATGGGTGCGTAAATACGCACAGATGATTGGACAGAATGTGGTCTGGTACCGCGAGTTCGGTGTGCCGCAGGAGGAATATCCGGATGCGCCCAATGAAATCATTCATCTCCGTACCGGGCAGAACGGGCCATACGGTGAACCGCTGTGGATCGGGAATACACCAGGCGTTATCGGCGTCCGTAATGCAGAAACATTGAACGTGGACTATTTCGACAATGGCCGGATGCTGTCGATGATCCTGACCATCATTAATGGTGAGTTGACACAGGCATCGGTGGACGCACTGAAAAGTGCAAAGGGCCGGCCATCTCAGGGTGGCATCCTTTTACTCGAGGCCATCGGCTTTGAGAAAGGAGCAGGCGCCCAGGAGGAAAAGGAGAAGACTGAAATTAAGCTGGATAAGCTGAACGATCTGCTGCAGAGTGATGCGCTTTTCCTTGAATATGGGAAAGAGAAGCGCGGAGATATCCTCTCTGCCTTTCGTTTGCCGCCGATTTATGTCGGGCGGTCAGATGACTACAATCTGGCCACATCGAATACCGCACGCCGTATTGCGGAGGAGCAAGTATTCATCCCGCTGAGAAATTGGCTCATGGATGAGATTTTTAATTTCCGTCTCTTCCCGGCGTTCGGAATTTACCGGGTGGAGGCGTTCCTGCGCGGACCCAAGATTATCGATCCGGATGAACGAAAACAACTGCTGGACTACCTGGCCGATCGCGGCATTATGCTTGTTCGTCATCTTATCCCGATTGCGGAAGAAGTGCTCGATACAACAATTGATGAATCGAAGTATACAGAAGAATATCTTGATACACCAATTGCACAGCTGCTGAATCAACAGCCAGCGACTTCGCTGCCAGCTGAAGAAGACCTGCAGGAGCAGGTAGCTGTGATTGCTAAGCGCCTTCTGCGGAAGGGAGAGGCGGAGGTCGGACATAATGTGTAGGGTATGCTGGGAGCTCATTGTCAAAGCGGACGATGACGAATTCCTTGACAGCCTTGACCTTACGAACATCGAAAGAGATGTATTGGAAGAGCTGTACAGCGATGGAGAGTCTGCGGTGGCCGACTTACTTGAGTTGCAGGGACAGGCGCTGAATGAAGCGATACAGGAGATGGATGAGGATCTACTGACGGATGTTGGCGAATTGTTTAAGGTCATCCTGTCCGTTCAAAGCGGCGAGTTGTTCCAGACGAAATTTGAGCAGCTAATTTACGATGCATTTATGCCGCTTTTCCATGCAGCCGGGGAAACGGAGCTGACGGCTTTGAATCCGGACAAGATATGGTCAGTCAAAAACAAGGCAGCCGTACGATTTGCCCGGAAATTAAAGAAGTTGGTTCCGGATATGAATGATTCAACGGCCAATATCCTGTTGAATTCTTTTCAGAAAGCCATTAAAGAGGGAAAGACGGCCACGGAGCGCGCGCAACTGGTTCAAGAAGTGAGTTCGTTGGCAGCGAAGGGAGAAGCCGGACCGTTCACCATGCAGCGTGCCGTTCGGATTTCGCGTACGATGTCGACGGCCGCAGCGAATGGTGGGAAGCTGGAAGGCTGGAAGCAGTCCGAAGTGGTCAAAAAGAAACGCTGGCGCTCTGCCCGGCAAAAGGGACGAACAAGGGAAGATCATTACAATGCTGACGGTCAGGAAGTGCCACTGGATGAGCCATTCCTTTTGGGTAAGAACAAGGAGAAGTTGATGCATCCGGGTGATCCAAACGGTAGCGCCAAGCAAATCGTCCACTGTCGTTGCTCGATGCAGGCGGTTATGGACTAAATTAATCAGTGAGGAGGACAAATTCATATGGAACACGCAAAAACACGGTTCATTGTTGACTCGTGTTTTCTTTGTTTTCCCAGCTTAACAGGAAAGGAGGTGAAATAGCGTGGGATACAAACTGAAAGACGCGAAAATTACACACATCAGTCTGGTCGATAAAGGAGCGAACGGCGTGCCGTTTGCCATTATCAAAAATGCGGGTGCCAATGCCATTCAGAAGCAGGTTCGTATCGCAAAAGTCGATGATGAAAAGCGAATCGTCAAAGGGGTTGTATATCAGCCAGATGTACCCGATGCTCATGATGATCAAATGAGCGAGGAAGAGATTGAAAAGGCTGCGCACCTGTTTATGGAAAACCAGCACACCTACAACATCGATAAGCAGCATGACCTTGAGGCAGATAAGGGCTTTGTGATTGAGTCATACATTGCCCCATGTGAAATGACGCTGGGCGATCAGACCATTGCGAAGGGCTCTTGGGTGGCTGCCGTCAAAGTGACGGATGACGAGACATGGGAAGCCATCAAGAAAGGCGAAATCACCGGCTTTTCCATGTGGGGTGTGGGTAAGCGCGAGAAAATCGATGAAAGCGAAGAAGAGGAAGTTTCCAAGGGCGTTATGTATCACATCCGGAAAGCGCTTGGCCTAATTGCGAAGGGGGATGTTCGGGACAAATTCGAGCAGAACAAGAAGTATAACAACTTCTGGACAGCCTGGAATGCATTTGAGGGCACCATCCGGCGTTATAACTGGTCTACCGATCGCTACGAATTCGAAAGTGATACCGAGAAGGCCAGAGAAGCGATTCAGGATTTTGCCGATATCCTGCAGGAGATTCTTCTGGCCGAAGACATTGCCAAGGCGCTGGGTAAACCTCCGGCTTCTATTGCCAAGGCTGGTCGGGCGATTTCTGCAGCTAACCTTCAACATATAGATGATGCACTGAGCGCTCTCACAGAACTGAAAAATAAAATCGCTCCCCAGACGGAGCAAGAGGAGGAAGATGAAGTGAAAACAGAAGACATCGCCAAAGCGGTGGCAGATGCCATGGCTCCCATCTCGAAACAGGTAGAGAGTCTGACCGCAGAAATTGCACAACTGAAAAAAGAGTCGGGGGTGGACGGCGGCGAACAACCGGCTGCTGGTGAACCTGCTGCTACGCCGGAACAGACAGCGCTGACGGATGCGATTACCAAGGCGCTGGCGCCGATTACACAGCAGATGGAAAGTCTGGCAAGTGATGTGCAGCTTATCAAAGACAGCCGCGGAGGTACACTGCAACCACCAGCAGACGGTACGATCGAAAAAAGCGAGGGCAGCGTTTCCTTTTCGGGATTGCTGTAATAGGGAGGAGGAATAAGACATGAAAACAAATGGTCAGATGATTAACACCAACATTCAAAAGTCAACTGTTGTGACATCTATGGACGGCACAGCACTGAACTACCAGCAGGTAGACAAGTTCATGGAAATGGCGTCCGAATCGACAGCATTTATGAAAGGCATCCGTCACGAGACGCGTATTAGTGCCCAGGGTACCATCGATAAGATTACAGTCCGCGGTCGGAACCTGCGCGGCAAGACAGAAAACGTCATGGCCACAAATACGGCGACACCACAGTTCCCTCAGGTACCTTACTCTACAGTGCCGGTGGTTCTTCCGTTCGAGATTACGGAAGAATTTATTCGTCAGACGCAGCGAGTGCGTAAGCAGAATGCAGAAGAAATCATCCTGCGTGCCATGACCGCAAACTATGGGGAGAACATGCAGGATATCGGCTTTAATGGTGATACCGCCACGCCGAACACGGACCCGGACTATGAATTCTTAAAGTTGAATGACGGATGGCTGAAGCTGGCCAGAACCAATGGGAATTACCTGGACTTCTCAACAATGACTGCCGAGCAAAAGGCAGGGGTCTTGTTCCAGCTTGAGCGTGCGATTCCTACGCGTTTTCGTTCAGGTGGCACGTTTAAATACTTCATGCATCCGAACACATTCTCTGAGCGTTTGGAGAAACTGGCATCGAAAGACACTAGCGCTTCCATTCAGTTGCAAATCCTTGGCGGCGTGAAGAAAATCAATTCCTACGATGTGGAAGAAATTCCGCAGATGCCGGAGGGTGCAATTCTATTCACGTACCAACCTAACTTTGTCATGGTTCATACCTATGACATGCAGATCCGTAAGACCACAGAAGGTAAAGAGGCCATTTACGCCGACAAACGTTTTTATGCGATTCATTCTGATTTTGATCCGATTTTCGAAGAGCCGGGCGCGGTTGCGTTCGTTGAAGGGGTGGAATTCTGATGCCATATGTAACATATCGTGGTGAAAATACTTCGATTATGAAGTACGGCATTCGCTTTGAGCAGAAAAAGCCTGTGCTGATTGAAGATGAGAAAGTCCTCGACCAACTGCAGGAGAATCCTGATTTTGAAATCAACCAGGAGAGGATCATTCCGCTGGAAGATTTAACGGTGGTACAGTTGAAAGACAAAGCGAAAGCGGCTGGTATTGAAGGATTTGCCGACATGAAGAAAGCAGAGCTCATTAAGGCGTTGCGTGGTGAATAGCCATGTTGACGCCTATTCTTTTGCAAAGCCGCAGCCGGGTCAGCGCGGTTCAGGAGGCTGAGCCCGAATTGCTGCAGCAGTACATTGACGATGCCCGAACGCGTATTGAGTTGTTCTTACCTATCGATTTCCCGGACCCGGTTGACGGCAAAATCATGCTGGCATGGGTAAAGTTAGCCGAGAGTCTGGCGTTACAGGATACAGAAGAGCACCTAACGGCTGTGGCTCGTGGATATACAGCGGAAAATGACGGAGCTTGGAGCTATACAAGGCAGGCTGTGGCAGGGGAGACAACGGGGAATCCAGATGTCGATAATATCCTTTGTCTTTGGTTGAAGAAACAACAAAGCCCGCCTTCAGAGAGCGGGAATGTCCGGGCGATGCTTCTATGAGGCATCGCTTTGATACATCTTTGGATATTTACCGTGTAGGAGGAACAAGAAAGCCAGGAAGCAACGTCATTCAGCCAGGAAAAACAAAGGTACTTACTTGTCCATGTAAGTTAATTAAAACCGATAATTCGGCGCGTCTGGACAGCAAACCAGCAGTCTTTATTTTAAAAAAGACCATTGCGGTTCCGAAAGACGCGCCCATTCTCCTGGGTGATGAAGCGGAGCTGGCTGGCAACAATCGCCGTTATCTTGTGATTGATGTCATTCCTCATCGTTATTGGAAAGAGATTAAAGCAGAATGCGAGGTGCAAGGCAGTGGACTTCCGTGAGTTTGAGCAATTAGCCAGGAAGGCACAGGACTTTCAGAAAGAGCACCTGCCGCGGATTATCCGTAATATTCTTGAAGAACTTGGGGAAACGCTGCTAAACGCAGTCGTTGAAGAGATTAACGCACAAGACTTGATTGATACCGGCACCATGATTAACTCCTTTGCCCGCGGCAATGAGGGAAATGTGTGGGAATGGGACAGCGGCCGTAACGCGATTACCCTAGAAGTCGGTTCGAATTTAGGGGCGGACGGAAAGGATCCGGATAAGTGGGGGTACCCGCGTCTTATCAACGATGGATACGAGATTAAGAAGGCGCATTTTGTGCCCGGGTATTGGAATAGCGGCGGTTCATTTATTTATGACCGAAATGCGAAAGGTGGATTCATTGCAAAACCTCGTAAGTTTATTGGTCGTAAGTACTTCGATATCGCTGTTGAAGGGGTTGAAGGTGGCATGAATGGGCTGATTATGAAGCGGCTAGAAAAAGAGATGGCGAGGTTTTTTGCATGAACAAAGGCAGAGACGTTTGGATCGAAATTTTGGAGAAGGTTTTCCCTGACCTTGGCATCCTGCTGGATAATGCCACCTGGCTTTCTGGCCACTTCGAAAAGCCATGCGCGTATATGGAGACGGATGCGGTATCGGAAACCGCGTACAGCGCCAGCGCAAATCAGGTCATTGAGGATGTTGGCATTGTTTTTCACTTCGAAAGCGCAGAAAACCCACTCGACATCTCTCCGCTGCGTAAATACTTACGGGATGAGCGATTCTGCGTGGCTTCCCCGGCACAAGGCATCATGTTGAACATGGAATCGCCAAAGTACCGGGAGCATAACGACAAAATCGAAATGACGTGCCGCTACACCTATTTAGTACACATTGAAAAAGAGCCGGTTCAGAAAATCGAAACCTTTAATATTGATGCGGAGGAGATAGCTGATGACTAATCGCAAGCAGCTGCAGGCGGAACAAACCACACCAGTGGCACAAACCTACACAAAGGAAGAATTAATCGAGGGCGCTGCCGCCTTGAAAGCTGAACGCTTTGAGGTTGCTGGCGCTCTTTTTGATTGCACGCAGCCACTCACATTGGAAGAAGCGAAAAAGCGAGTGGAAGCTTATCGAAAACGGACAAAGAAAGGAGTCTAGCATATGACCATTGTACGGAATCGCAGTGGTGTCTATGTCGAGCTAATGGCCATAGCAAAAGAACGTATTCTCCCAAGTACCGGCCGTGTTCTTGTACCGTATCAGGCGGAATGGGGGTTGCCAGACGCTACGGTCGATATGGCTAACTATGATGAACGATTTAAGGAAACAGGCATTCAGGTTGACGAAATTGAATTGTCGGCGGAGAACGGGGCCACTGTTGTCGGCTATCGCATGACAAACGGAAATGCAGTAGCTGCCAAGTGTGAGGTGATAGACTCCTATCGCATTACCGCTCGTTATCCAGGAACACGTGGGAACGACTTCAAGTATTCCATCCGCGCCAGTTTAGCAGAGCCAACAAAGAAAGAAATCGTTGTTGTGGATATGAAAGGGATTTTTGAAACGGAAACTTATACGTTTGCAGATGCAGACGAGATGGTGTCCAAGCTAAAAAAATCCCTGATGGTACGCGGTGAGAAGCTGGGCGAAACTGCGCCAGCCGACATTGCCGATCAGGCACTTACAGGTGGAGTGAGCGGAACGGCGGCTCTCGCTGCTTCTGACTGGACAAAGTTTTTCAATAAAACCTATGGTCAAAATTTCGATGCGGTTGTTGTTCCGTCTGATGATCCAGCTGTTCAGGCCGCGGCTAAACAGTGGATGGCTGATAAACGGAAGAATGAGCGGAAGCTGGCCACACTGGTCATTGGCGGAGACGATGCGACAGACGATAATATCGAAGCGCACAACAACCGCTCCCGCGCCATGAATGCTCGTTTTGTGGTGAACTGTTCTATCTCCGGTCGCCATGTTAATGGGAAAACATATGATTCAGCGCAGTGGGCTTATTGGGTTGCGGGCCTCATTGCCGGTACACCTGCAAATGTATCCCTTACTGGCGTAAGGGTGCCGCTTGAAGAAGCGAAAATCGATTGGGGCCACAGCGAAATTCTCAAAGGTCTTGCGGAAGGAACGCTCATGGCGGTTCGGGATGGCAACGAATACGTCATCGAATCGGCTATCAATACACTTACCACGCTTGCTGAAGGCGAGCGGGAGGACTTCGGTAAAATTCGTGTATCGATGACCATTGACCAGGTGCTAAATGATATTTATGGAGTTGGTAAGAAATACAAAGGCAAACTGGATAATGATCCGGATGGCCGGGGTATTTTTATTGGCGCTGTTCTTTCTTATCTGGATATACGAGCGAAACAAAAGGCTATCGCACAAGGATACACATTTGGAGAAGATCCGGACCGCGTAAGTGACTTTGATTTTGGGTTCTTCAAACTTTACGCAAAACCATTGGATGCAATCGAACAGTTCTACATTGGATGGGAGGTGGCCTAATAGATGGCAGAGCGTGAACTAATTGGTCGGAATCTTACCGTATGGGATGATGATGGCGATCCGATTCAAACGATTAAAGAAGTAGATTCAACCTTGAAGCCCGAAATTCTGGATATCATCCGGGCTAATCGAATGTCCAAGACCGGACAAATCATTGGCTACGAAATTCCAACAAAATTGGTCATGTCTAAGTTAGAATCTCGTCTCCGCTATCGTCTGTTGGATGATTTTAAAGCGGGCCGTACAATGGTACTGCCAAGCATAACCGGAAAAATGGAAGATAAAATGACCGGGAACGTGGAGCGAGTAAAGTTAACCAATGTTTATATTACTGGTGACATTGACCTGCTGGTGGCGAAAATTGATGACAATAAGGGAATCGATATCACACTGGAAGGAAAGGCAGAAGACTTTGACTTCCTGGATAAATTCCCGGATTACATGGTGTAGAAAGCGGGGCCTTTGCGCCCCATTTCTCTTTATTTCTAATAAAAATCTAAGGAGGAAATAAAAAATGAGCGACAAACTGCAAAAATATTTGGCGAAAAGTCAAAAAGAACGTGAAATTGAACGAATTACAGTGGAGGCCAATGATGAGCAATGGTCCGTACAAAAACTGACCACGCTGCAGGTGCGCCGCTCTTTCGACTGGAGCACCAATGAGGACGGAACGCCAAAAGAAGGTATGAGCCATGTTGATGTGAAAATCGTCATGGCGACCGAACACGAATTCCCATGGGTTCAGCTTGTTGATGCCTACGGAGTGGAAAACAAATTCCAACTGCCGCCGCTCGTGTTCGATGATCCGGAAGAGTACGCCAAGATGAGCAAAGCGGTCAATAATTTCAATGAAACAAAGAAAGAGCTGATTGAAAAGGCAAAAAACTCATCCGGCGGGACGGAGAAGCAAGCTGGATAGCTAGCATGTGGGTGAACCGGCACCGTCTCCCAGAAGAAATTCTCGAATATGAAGTAGACAAGGAGCGGCAGAAATATTTTTGTATCGCTGCTGAAATATTGGCGGAAAGGAGGGACCGATAGATGGCAGCGGCACCCGTTACTGTTTTGTTTGAGGGGAAGGATAATCTTTCCCGTCACTTTCAAATGATTGGCCGGCACTCTAAGCAAACGGCTCAGGATATCGGCATGGCTGACCGCTCGCTGGACCGCCTGACAGATGCGGTCGGGGTGGCCAGCAAAGCTGTGGCAGATTTAAGCCAAATGGTGGGGGAACTTCGCTCGGATATTGGCCGCATTGCCAGCGCAAACATTGGCGTAGATCGGGAATTTCAACGTGCCAGCCGCGAAGCGCGGTCCCTCCGCACTGAAGTAAATAATGCGGATCGGGCAATTTCCGGCCTGGATGACAGTGTGACGGTAGATATTAGAGCGGACGACCAGGCTTCTCCGGTTGTTGACCAAATTCATAGCCGTATCGCAGCATTAAGCGCTGCTGCAGCTGGCATTGTTATCGGTGGAAGCATGAGTGATGCGATGTTTGGCGGCTCCATGGACTATTACCATGAAGCCGCTCGCCTCGCTCCGTATATGAGCGAATCCCAGCAGGTAGATACAATCTATCGAGCAAACGAGCTCTATACACAAGGATTTGGAGAATCCCGTGCTGGTGTCATCAAACAGATGGCAGACAACGCACCGCTAGTTGGCAAGAACGGGAATACGGCGGAATTTACAGAGCAGGTACTTAAAATCCAGTATCTGCGTCCGGATTCCAGCGAAGAAGAAATTTCTCGTGCATTAAGCCAAGCGTCAAACGTTTTTAAAGAAACGCCGAAGCAGGTTTCTGACTCGATGATGTATGCCTATAAACAGGTAGGCGATCGGCAGCAAGACCTCTTTGATACATTCTGGGAGTATAGCGGCTATTTTAAAAACACCGGCGCAAATTCGGCGCAAATGTCCAACTTTCTTGTGGAAAGCGTGAAGGCAGGCGCGTTTAACTATGATAAACCGGCAGATGCTTTCAAAGAGATCTTTGGTGTGCAGGCGCTGGATCAGGGCGACATGCAGGCTTATTTTGAGCACCGGGGCGCGGGAAAAGATGAGGCGAAGAAACAGTCGGAGCAGTTTGTAGCTGACATCAACTCTGCAGACAAACAGAAAGCAAACGGTGCTCTCGCCGCCTTGCTTGCAGATTTGGCAAGCCAGGATGAAGGCACTTTAAAGCAGTCGCTAGTCGATTTAGGAGCTGGACCTGCAGAAGATATCGGGAACGCCTTGTTTAAATCCTACGCAACCGCCTTCGAAAAGCCGCCTGATGATATCTCTGGCACAACGGATACTATGGTGAAGAAGCAGAAGGAAGCGGACCCATTCACCGAAGTTGTGCAGACGCGCAGGGAAATCGAACAAATGCTGTCAGATATCGGTTCAGACGCCATGATCGCCATGCTCCCGGCCATGAAGGAAATCGGCGCATTCCTCAAAGAGAACAAAGAGGACATTCAACAGTTTTTCGAAGCATTAGGCTCTGGCGCTACCGCTGCAGCTAATTTCTATAGAGAACATACGACCCTTGTAAATGCCTTGCTGGTCGGTGTTTTGGCGATTGGTGCAGCGCTCGCCGCCTGGCGCATCGGTAGCGGTGTAGTCAATGGCATTCGGGAAATGGCTTCTGCCGCGAAATCGGTGGGCGGTGGCATTTCTACTGCTGGTAAAAAAGCAGGCGGATGGGTAAAAGGGAAGTTTAAAAAGGAAAAAGAGGACGACACGCCAGCCTATCGCCGCCCGGTAGAAGACCATTCCATGTACGGTACACCACGCAAACAAGAGCCGGAAAAGAAACAAAGCTGGTTCTCCCGTATGAAAGATGCCGGAGAAGACCTTGGAAATAATAAACCTTCTTACTTCCAGCGTGCTGTAAATATTGGAGGTAAGGCTGTCAAAGGCGCAGGGATTGTTGGTGCCGTTGCTGGAACGGCAGCCGCGGGCTATGAGTTATACCAAACGGCAAAAACATCCGGATGGCGCAATGCTGTTTCCCAGCGTGGCGGTGCGGTCGCAGGCGGTGCGATTGGCGGCGTCGTTGGTGGAGCAGCTGGTTCGCTGCTTGGACCTGTCGGAACGGCGGCCGGTGCTTATGTCGGCAACCAAATCGGCTCAAAACTCGGCGGTATGATTGATGCTAAAGGGTGGACCGCCAGTGCAGTCAAACAGCTCGATTCGTTAAAAACAAAAGCTGCCGGAACGTTTGATTCCTTAAAATCGAAAGCAACCGGGGCGTTTAGCTCCTTAAAGGTCAAAACGGTGGGTTGGTGGTCCGGTTCTGATGCAAAAAAAGCGCAAACAGACATGCAAGCGGTTGGCAGCGCTGCAAAATCAGGCGGACAACAGGTGTCACAAGCCTCGCAGCAAGCCGGACAAAGCGTAAAGCAGCTCGGCACGATTTCTACCCAAAGCACCAATCAAATAAAAACCGGCGCACAGCAAGCCGGCCAGAGCTTTCAAACAGTAAGCTCGGCTGCTGGTTCTGCCGCCAGTCAAACGAAAGCACATCTTGAATCAATTGGCGGTGTGGTCGGGAAGGGTTCATCCTGGGGTGCAAATCTTATCGACATGGTTGCGGGTGGTATCCGGGCGAAACTGCCTTCCCTGGCTTCTGCAGCAAGCAAGGCAGCATCAACCATTAAAAACTTCCTGGGCTTTTCCTCTCCGACCAAGGAAGGGCCAGCAAGTAATTCCGACCGCTGGGCTCCGAACTTCATAAACATGTTTGCGGACGGTATCGATGAGCAAATCATTGGCAGAAAAATGAGCCGAGTAGCGGCCACAATGAACCAACCGATCCGCGGGCAGGCATCCATCGATGTCATGCCGCACAGTAAGGCCGCGCCAGGCGGCGATATTCCTGTATCTACGCAATTTTCCAAGCCTTCGGGTGTCAGCGTGCAGGTTGGGGATATTAACGTCACCTTCGACGTAGGAGACATGCTAGGACAGGTGCAGAATGGGGCCGAATTCTTGAAGGCTATTTCAAGCCCGCAAGGAAAGAAAGTGCTGAAAACAGCCATTAATCAAATTATCGTGGAAGCCTGCGAGCTGGGGGGATAGGATATGGTGACATTACTCTGCAACGGGCTGGTGTTCACGTTTCCGATCAGCCCGGCTGAATATCGAATACAAATCGGAAATGATATCGAGACATTCACAAACATTGAGGGGGAAGAAAAAACGAAGCTGCTTGCCCAAAAGGTAGAGCGGCTTTCTTTCTCTTCTATTTTCCCTCGCCAGTGGCAGGAAATGTGGGAAGGACCGGAATATACCGACCCAGAACAAGGGCTAAAAAAGCTACGCGTCTGGAAGCGGCTTCCGATGGTTGTGAAAATCGATGATGTTTTCAACAAAACTATGCTGCTAGAAAACGTCGATGGCGGTTATAGAGACGGACAGATGAATGTTCATTTTACGGTGTCCTTTGTTGAATATAACCCGGTGCAAACAGTCACTTATTCAAACACAAAGCAAATGCTGAAGCCTGGCGTTATTATTACTAGGCAGGCCAAAGGACGCGCCAACACAACCAGCAAGACATCAAAGAAGAACCAGCAAAAAAGTAAGTCCGATAAATCATCTAACAAAAAAAGCAGCTCCAGTAAGAATGCGAAAGGTGAATTTGACTATATCAAGCAGAGAGAACAGCAGCAACGCATTAGCAATAAGATTCAATCGGTGAAGGGGAAATAGGCTATGAGTTTTTCCGTGATTTATGGGAAACAAAGTGTCCGGCATAATCTAACGGATATCTGCAAGGAAATATCCTGGTCATCGGCGCGGGATGAAATCTGCCAAAGTATCAGTCTGCAGCTAAAAGATGCGCCAGCCATGCAGGAAGCCGGCATGATTATGGTATTCGGACAGCGGATGCCATCCGTCCCTCTTCTCAATCAATTGAATCAAATCTTTCATGGCCCAATTATCGAGCCGGTTACGGATGATTTCACCCACGAAACGGCGGTTTCCGGCTATGAATTAGGCTGGTATCTTTCTAAAAACAAAGCCACGCGGCCATATCTGAAGGGGGAAGCTGGCACGGAGCTGCAGAACTTTGTTCGCTCCTCTGGAATTAACTTCTCCTGCCCGAAATTAGGCTTTTCTATTGATAACCGCTATAATACGGGGCCAATTTCTGAGATTGTGCTGGACGTGCTAAAGCGGGCGCGGGACCATACCGGCTATTACTATTATGTGGACCACCGCCGCGATAAGCTCACCGTTGTACGAGAGGGAACGAATACGATTGTGCCGGTCTTTGCCAAAGAGCAAATGACCGCCAGTACCCGCTCCCGTTCCATCGAGGGAACCTATACGGTGGTTACTGTCCAGAAATGGAAAGACGATAAGCTGGTGCAATCCGTAACGAAAGAAAATGCCGGGGCCATTAAGAACCTGGGGCGAATGGAAGAAATCATCGAGGCGGAAGAAAACGAAAATCCGACCACGATTGCAACGCAAATGCTGCAGCTTCTTTCGAATCCGAAACTAAAACGAAACATCACCGTTCGACACAGAAATCATGCGCTGTGCTTTTTACGTGCTGGCTGGCTCGTGATGACACAGGAAGCGACATACAAACAAAAATGGATTGTCACAAAATCGAATACAAGCTACAAAAACGGCGAGTATATCGTGAGTATGGAATTGGAATGGAGGGAGTAACATGCAGGAAGCCATGCAAGCATTAAAAAACAAAATGCGTGGGCATATCGATGCCAGGGACGTGGAACGCGGTACACTGTTGAGCTGGCCGGATTCTCCGCGTGTACTCGTCGATGGCGACCCGATTCCCTATGAAAATGAAAAGCTAGTGTTTGCCGAGTATTTGAAAGACCGAGATATAGAGGGACACTTTCAGGTCAGCGAGTACATGGAAGGTGAAGAAGCGAAAGGCTCTGTTTCGGGCCTGCTAGCGAATGGAACGGTGTATGATTCTGGTTCTCCTTATGAAAGTGTTCCACGTTCAATCATCAAAGGAATATTCCACATTCCAAGCCCGCTAAAGGCAGGAGATAGATTGGCCGTTGTTCGAATGAGCGATCAAAAATATTACGTGTTAGGACGGATATAACATGCCGATGTTTCCTGAAATGGATTTTACCGGCTTGGATGAAGAAACGCTCGAAGATGGTGGACTTCCCTCTTCGGAAAAGTGGACCTATGTGATTGATTACGAGCGTCGGCGCATCGTTACCGGGGATGATGGGCGGCCCAAGCGCACTCGAACCTACCGGGAGTACATCGAAGAAGTGGCCAAAAAAATCCTGAATACGGAGCGGTTTCGCTATTTCATCTATGATGACACCATTGGCGTGGAAAAATCGGAATGGTCCACCTGGGAAGACGGAGACATTCGGCGTGATATTGAGGAAGCGCTGGTGGTTCATGAAGAAATTGAGCGGGCGGAAGTGCTGAACATTATAAGAGAATCCAAGCGGATGCTGATTTCCCTTCGATTAACAGGGAAAGAGGAGATTGTTGAAACGGAAGTAGGTGTGGCCAATGCAACTGGATGACCAAATGCTATTGTTGCTTGAAACGCCGGAGCAAATTTATGAACGGGTAGCCAATCGAGCAAAGGACAGGGTTCCGACCGGACCGGGCGAAGATTTTTATGTATTTGCCTATCCAATTTGTCAGGAGATTGCCGAACAACAGGAGCTGTGGCAATACGGCTGGTTGCAAGCCTTTCTTTTATGGGCCGATGGAGAGTTTCTGGATTGGATCGGGGCCAGGATGCGGATGCCACGGCTGGAAGGGGAAGAGGACGAGCCGTACAGGCAGCGCCTTTTAACTTCTGCCCAGGAAGAGGAAGGAAGTGGCCGGGTAGAAGACTATGAACGGGTAGCACGGAACGCAGGAGCAGGATATGCAAAAGCGATCGAGCATCTGAGAAACAATGTCAGCATTGATATTTACATTACCGATTTAGAAGGCAATCCCGCTTCTCCAGAATTATGTGAAAAAGTACGTGCCGATCTTGAAAAATATCGATATGCGCTGCATGACATCCAGGTTCACCCGGCAGCAACTCACATCGTTCGTATCGAGGCCCGCCCCATTGTTTCTTCGGATGTAGACCAGGTAGAAGTAGAAGCTGCCATTGTTAAGAAGCTGAAAGAGTATATGAAAAATGATTTATTGCGCTATCAGGTTATTGCCAATCTGATTTTTGTACCCGGTGTGGAAGATTTGGAAAGCTACACGCTAAACGGCGGTACAAGTAACATCGTCACACCGGATGGAGCCGTAAACGTACTGGAATGGAGCTGGCTACCATGACTGAAAATGAAGTCATTGTCCCGCTGAAATATAGGGAGCGGATTCCCCAGTTTTATTATGAGGACAAATTCTTCGCTACATTGTTTGATTCGGTGGACCCGGAAATCACCCTTCATGAAGAACGTGGGAAAGATATCGCTTTACAATTTCATCTTCAGAAAGTCACCTGGGGGCTTCCTGTATGGGAAAAGATTCATAACATAAAGCCGACAACAAGCGACCCGGTAGAAAGACGTCGCACCATCGAGGAAAAAGAAAATGCAAAACTTCCATTCAAGCCGGAGGTTCTTCGTTCCGTTGCAAATAGCGCATCCAAGCTAAAAACGGCTGAAATTGAAGAGGATTTTACGAGGCAAATCATCCGATTCATTTTTCAATTAGAGGATACGGTGGACATTGTCTGGCTGCGTAAAATGTATGAAAAAATGCGGTCCATTCATGCGCTCGGAATGGAAGCGGTGGTCACTGGAACAGACACGATTCCGCTGCAGGTGGAAGTGTCATCCCGTTACCACGATCATGAATATCTGTTCTGTGGTGACTTTTATCCGGAAGATGGGTTGGAAGGGCGGATTTATGAAGAAATTCTGCCGGTATCAGCTGCAGAACGGGAACACGTCCTCATGTATCCGGAATGTAATGACTTTTATCCAGGGGAGGGATAAACGTGGGAGCCACAATTGTACAACCTTTACTGCTGCAGCTCTTGCGGGATGACGTAAGCAGGCATGTAGATCATGCTTTGGTATATATCGATGGCCAACCGCAAACGTTCCCGATTTTTAAAACGGACATAAACGGAATGAGGCTCACAAAGTATATTTATCTTGATGATACAGTGCAGGGAAACATTCAAAGTTTTTCACTCATGGACAGCACTGGAAATACACTCGCAAACAAGCCGGTTTTGATTACAAAAGTTGAGACCGGCTTACTTATTGCCTTTGAATTTGAAGTGAAAGTCGAGGTGACAGCGTAATGGCATATCAAAAACAAGAATGGATTGACCGCGTTATTGATCCAGCGCAGATTGACCCGGAAACCGGAAAACCAAAAGTCGTACAGGAGGGAACGCGCTTCACCTCTACCCGCGCCAATCATTTTGAGCAAGGGATTGCAGATGCTCACAATCTTGTTGAGTCGCTAGCAAAAGAATTAGGCGGTAATTTCGTGGCCGCACCTGGCGGCATTGCTGGCCTGCAGTTTTCCACATCCGGACTGAACGCCAGCTGGACCACAGGTATTGCATATGTTAACGGCCGCCGGTTCGATGTTCCTGCAGGAAGTATGGCATTGAATGCGACACAGGGACAATGGTTGTATCTCGATGTGGACGGAACTGTGAAGAAAACAACGTCGCAAGCTACTGCAGATGCAGCACTTCCGCTTTGGTACTTCGCCACCGATGCGAGCCAGGTTATTACATCAACAGATAAGCGAAATATATTGTACTTGGATTCTCTTACTATTGACCCGACACAGGTTCCGACCGGAAATACCGGAAAGTGGAAACAATTCTTTTCGTGGTTTGCCAACCGTATCAAAGCTATCACAGGAAAAACAAATTGGTATGATGCCCCCGCTATAAGTCTGGAAACCGTAAGCCACAGGCTGGGTCAGGCGGTAAACACAACCAGCAAACCCACATTCGTAGAGGTAGTTACAGATAACGGGTCGGCAGCTGGCGGTGTGGGCCATGTGACGATGCGAAATAACAGCGGAGTACGTTTCCGAATCGGATTAGACGGTAACGAATCTGCAGGGGATAAAGGGGCTTATTTTGCTATATGGGCCTACGACAATAACGGTAATTTTATAGACCGCTTTTTGTGTATAACCAGGGATACAAAACAATTAAGATCGCGCTTTCACCTATTAGACGACTACAAGGGCAATATGGTTATCAACGGGCCAGGTTACCTATCAGCTTCTTTAGGAAACGCGGGGGGCGCGGATTTAAATTACGGCACAGGTTACATCGGCTTAAATGCCTTACGCGACCCTAATACGGGAACTTGGACCTCTTATACGGATACAAGCAGTAACGGAGGTTCGGTTATTTGGGGGGATGTATTCGGCGACCTGCATATAGCTCCTATCGCTAATACCGGACCTACAACACAAACAGGTATAACAGACGCTACTTTGTATAGCAAATTGGCGTTCAAAGTTTCGGGCAGAGGTAGCGTAAGTCATCCTCGACAATCTCGCGCCTGGGCATGGTTAGCAGGGCCGGGCGCTTTTGCAGTATCAGCCGGGGTATATACTCGAATACCTTTTAATGGGCAACTTGGATTTAATGACCCACAACAAGAAATGAACCTAACCAATGGAATATTTACAGCAAAAGAAGCTGGCGTATACCTAGTATCCGCGCACGCGATATCAATCACTCCGATTGCCGTAGATAAACGCTTTTATCTTCAGGTAACCGCACAAGGGGTGGCTTACGCTTTAGACTGGAAGCATGGTAGTGGTTATTCCTATGACTCTATCGGGGGTACTACATGGGTAAACCTAAACGTAGGCGACACAATCAGTATTGAGGTATTCTGCGACCAAGCTATTTCAATAGACCCGACATCAAATACCCGCGTATCCATTATAAAAGTAGCGTAAGAAAGGGGTTATACTATGGGATACGATTTTAATATATCAGAGGCAATAAAGCACATATACCCGCACTTGGACAATGCACGAGACTTCCAGGTAGCATATAACGAAGAAGATGGCTTTACACTGCGGGCCTGGAATACAGATTTACCCGTACCGACCGAAGAAGAACTGCAAGCCGCTTGGCTTGGAGCTCTCCGAAAGCAAAAAATAGATGAATTGGGCGTGGCATGTCAAGCAGCAATTAACTCAACATTTGTGTCATCGGCTTTAGGAACGCCGCATGTCTATTCTTACGACGCGGAAGCGCGAGAGAATTTAAAAAATGCGGAAGCGGCTGCTAAATATATGGCCGATGACGCAACAGTAGAATGGCGGATTCATGATACAAGAGAAGTAAAGCGGCATACCAAACAGCAGGTTATTCAACTGTTTCTGGATTCTGTCCAGCACGTACAAACAAATGTGGCGAAATACCGGCAGCTGGAAGCTCAAGTGTTGGCTGCAACAACAGAAGAGGAAATAACAGCGATTAAGTGGGAGGTCACGGATGGAACTACAACCGTTTGACCTTCTATTTGTTTATGGCCGGACATGGATTGGACGTGTGATTAGTAAAGTGACGCGCTCTCCCTACTCCCATGTAGCTGTCGTATTGGACCAGCGGCATATTGCGGAAACGGATTGGCGAAAGCCCCTGCAAATTGGTCACTTAAATTACAAGACCGTTGATTATGACGTATATCGCTATCATGCGGGGCTTACAGACGAGCAAAAGAAAGTCATGGAGGAATTCATCGATTCTATGCTTGGAACAAAATATGACCTATTACAGACCGTCACAAACGGTCTTTTTATTTTGACAGGGTTTCCGATTCGAGACGCACCGGACCGGATGAATTGCTCAGAAACGGTAGACAGGATGTTTGCGGCGGCCGGCATCAATTTGGTTTCAGGCGCACTGGGTAAAGTATCACCAGCGGATTTATCAAAATCTGAATATCTGATTAAAGTTTCATAATCGCCCGATGCAATTCTTTATTTTTCACAGAAAGAAGGTGTCGATAATGGAAAACTGTGAGCACGAAAAGGTATATGCAGACTATGCTCTATACAGCAACCCACCACAAGTGCCGTGGACATGCATCAAATGTGGCGAGAAGGGAAAAGACGTATACAACGCTTATGAAATAAAGTTTATTCCTTAATCCGCTTCGGCGGCTTTTATTTTTGCCCATGAAAGGGCGGTGAGGAGGAATGTAGATGGATGAAATGACAATGTCACTTATTAAGCCCGTTTTAACGCAGGGACCATTCGCGGTTCTTTTTGTTATTCTGTTGTTCAGAGTGATGAAAAATAATGACCAGCGTGAGCAAAAGCTTCAGGAGCTGCTTGATAAATTCAGTGATAAGTACGATTTGATTATTTCGGAGCTTCGGGATATCAAGAACAAAGTGGACAAGTAGGAGGGAGATAAAGCATGAGCAAAATTGTAGTAATTGACCCGGGCCACGGTCTGCCGGATCCGGGTGCATGCGGAAATGGATTGCAGGAACATGAACGTGTACTTGTACTGGCGCAGTTGGTGGGCAAAGTGCTGACCCGGCATGGTGTTCAGGTATTCTTCACCCGGAACGGCGAGCGCTCCTTGTCGAGTGCAAAGGAATTGAAGCAAAACAAAAGCGAAGATCTGACGGCGCGTCGGCGGTTCAGCGACAGTCGAGCGACCGACTTCTTCTTGTCTCTGCACATGAATGCCGGCGACCCGTCGGCGAACGGGTATGAAACGCTATGCTACTCACAGAACGGACAAATTCAGGCGCTGCACACTGCGGTGACAGCATTCCTGCGACAGCACGGAATTAAAGATCGTGGCATCAAAGTGCGGCAGGATCTGGCCGTGCTGAAGGTGAAAGCGAAGGCAGCGCTCCTAGAATGCCTCTTCATTACGAATGCCAGGGAAGCGGCATTGATGAAGGACGCCGCATTTCTAAACGGACTAGCCGAAGCTATTGGACAAGGTGTACTCGCAGCGATCGGCGTAGCATACGTGCCGGTGAAGAAGCCGACACCGACTATTCAAAAGGAGGAACTGAAGATGAAGCGTGAAGACGCAGAAAAAGTGATTGTCTACTTGCAAGCGGCATGGAAGGCAGCTACCTGCGAGGATGAGAAAAAGGAAATTGGTCGCTTGGCGGATGAAGTGCGCGCAGCGGCCGGCATGAAGAAGGTGAACAGCTAATGAAAGAGCGATTGAAGGACCCATTTCTCTGGGCTGGTCTTGGCGCTCTTGGATACCAGGTGCTGAATGCGCATGGCATTGTCGTTCCTCCTGGGCTTTGGGACTTGGGACTGGACCTTATTAGCTATGCTTGCATCGGTGTTGGGGTAGTGTCCGGCTATCGCGGAAAGCAAAACCCATCGGCTTAGGCTGGTGGGTTTTTTTTTGTTTGCAAACCTTATTCAAGGCATATTCTCCCCTTCCCTGCCTTTTTATTCTCCCCGTTTTTTTATATATTATTGGTTATTATTGATTCATTAATACATTTTAAGGGGTAATTTTTATAATAGGAAAGTTTACTTTGTTAAAATTAAAACAAGGTAATAATATCGCTGTCTCTTGGGCATACAATTAATGTAGAAACTTCGCTATGCTCGATTTTGTATGATTTTGTCTTAATTTGAGGTTATTTTGTCTGCTTTTGCGAGACTTTTCTCTCTTTTCGACATATATTGTTCTTGTGCTTAGTATTAGAATAATGTAATATCTTGTTTATAAGTACGCGGCTGTAAATTATTACTCAGATGCTTTTTAATTTGTAGAAATGAGGGAACGAATATGTATATTAGAGAATGGTTCGGTGGAAGTGAAAAGAGTATTAACGAATTGAACCAGACAGAGGTATGTTTTGATGGGCTATTAAGCCGGTACTCTGTTGCTGTCTCTAAATACCTTAACGGCGATTATTATTCCGCTGGTATAATTAACTTGGTTAAAGAAGCGCGGAATAAAAAGCTTGGGATTGAAGAAGAAATGTTCCTGGATTGGTTAGAAGAGGAAGGTATTCCAACCATAATTAGGTTAATGTCTCAGGAGTTACCGGATGATGACCAGTTGCGTG